GGCGCTGGGGCGGCGCAGGCGCGGCTTGCCATTGTCGCCAGCCTCGATCGCGGCGCCGGCGGCCTGGGCGAGCATGAGTTCGCGGTGACGGGCGGCGGTCAGGGGCTGCGCATCAGCGGGCAGGTCCGTGTTGATCCGATCATCGAAAAAGCCGTGCGCGGAGGCAGAATAATAGAGCGCCATGTGTCAGACCCCCAAGGCGAAGAAGATGCGCGTGGCGCTGCTGTCGTCGGCGCTGAACACGGAAAAGCCGGTCTGGCTGATCGAGGACGCGACCAGCACCGGCGGGTTGTCCTGACTGTCTGCGCCGCCGCTGACGCCGCCGTCCGACACGACGCCGAAGCATTCGCCGGGAAAGCTGATCGGGAACAGCGCGGACGACGTTGCATTGGGCGATGCGGAGAAGCGGCCCCATTGCAGGATCAGGCCGCCAAGGCCCGGCAGATAGGCATAGCCATTTTGCGCCAGCAGGCGTGGCAGGCCCGACAGGGCGGCGGGGGTGATGGCGCGATCAGTGGCGCTGCCGTTGCCGACATCGGTGGCGGACGCGGCCAGCACGGTCAGCACCCTGCTGGCGCTGAGATTGCCGCCACCGCTGACCAGGCCGCCGCCGGTGATGGTGCGAGCGACCAGGGCGGCGATGATAGCATCAAAGCCGTCCGACAGGGCCGCAAGGTCGGCATCGGTTTCGGCCGCCAGATCAGCGATGGCCGCGCCGATCGCGGCGGTCAGCGCGGCCGACAGGGCGGCCAGGCGCTGGGCAAGGGTGAGCGGGGTGATGATCCGCTCATGGTCGGTGCCGGTGGCCGCTTCTTGCGGCGTGGCGATTTCGGCCACGCCCTTGACCGTTTCGCTGGCTGCAGGATTGAGGAACAGAACATCGCCGAATTCGATCGATCCCGCGACGGGCGAGCCGAAAGCGATGTCCTGGACGAAGAGCATGGTGGTCGCCGCGACCTTGCGGAAGAGCGGGTCTTCCTGGGCATAGACGGCGAACAATGTGCCATCGGCCAGATAGAGGCCAAAGCCGCGCAGTTCGAAAGCGTCCTGGGTCGCGTCGATCGCCGTCATGTGGATGATGGTTTCGCTGGTCGACTGGCCCGAGACTGTGTCCAGGCGCTTGAATTCGCCGGGCAGTGCATCGATCGTCGGCGCGGGCGTGAAGCCGGTTTCGGTGAGGCCCACCGCCTCGATGCGAATGGTGTCGGCGCCGCCCTCCTGCGCGTTGACCAGGGCATCAAGGCCGGCTTGCGTGACGATAAGCTGCAGCGGCTGCATGGCTCAATGCTCCAGAAATGCGCGGGTTTCGGCGAGGATCGGCTCGCCCTGTTCGGTCTGCAGATAGGTCTCCCAGATCGGGTCCTGGGCGGCGTCGGTATCGGCCCGCTCGTCGAGGCGGCCTTGCCCTGCGATGCCGGCGGCGGACACCAGCCAGGCCTGGACATCGGCCTGCATGCGGTAGACGGCGGTCATGTGCGAGCGAACGGGCTTTACCTGGGCAATGTCGCGCAGGATCTGGCTAACCAGTTCCTCGTCGTAGACAACGTCGCTGTCCGCCAGCAGCGGCAGCTCGAGCCGGAAATTATGGGGATCGAGCGTGGCGCGGTCCTCATGCCACTCGACGATCTTGATCAGGGGATCGAAGCGATCGAGCGCGGTGCGCAGCGAGGCCCTTGTGCCCTTGCGACGCTGGAAGGCGATGGCATCGGCAACGGCCGCGCGCTTGACCGCTTCGGACCAGTTGGCATCCCAGATATCGACCGAGAGCGCCCAGGCGAGCCATGGAAGATGCGAGGCAGGACATTCCGCCGGCGACCAGAGCTTTCGAAGCTCCACCGGCAGATCGAGAAGATCGTCGGCAACGCGTTCCAGCGCCTTTTGCAGGACGGTCGAGCGAGGCGGCAGAATGGAGGTGAAGGTCATTCGCCAGTACCCGCGTGAGCAATGGCGATGCCGGTACAATATGGCGCCTGCAGCTGCGTGATGACGATGTCAGCGGCAGGGGATGCCAGCATCACATTCTGGACGCCCTCAACATGCAGCGCGGCTATGATGCCCGAGCGAGTGATATCGCGGCCCAGGCGGTGGCTGTCGGCGATATAGGCATCAAGCCTGGCACGGGCGGTCGCCAGCACGAGCGTCGCATCCGGCCCCCGGAATGTCGTGAGGGTTGCGGAGACATCGAACGGGATGATCTGGGCCGACTGCGCGGTGACATAGTCGGTGAGCGGGCGGCTGCTGTCGTCATCCAGATAGGTTTCGACGCGCTCGACCAGATCGGCGCTGGCCTGGCCGTTGCCCGATCGCGACAGGATCGAGATGATGACCTGACCCGGCCAGATGGCAGCGTCCAGCGCTGCCGCCATGGCGGTGCGCAACTCGCTGCTGGCACCATGATCGGCGAGGATCGATTGGACCAGCTGCCGAATGGCATCAGGTTTCGGTGATGTCGCGCTGACATCGAGCACATCGGCATCAGCGCTCAGTGCGTGGAAGATATAAGCGCCAACGGGGCCAGCCACCGTATAGCCTTCAGGCGCCATGACCATGCGACGCCGGAAATCCGCATCGCTTTCCATGACGGCGGCCGCGCCGGTGCTTCCATCCGCCGGAGTGAGGGTGAAGCGCGTGATGCCGAATGTCGCAGCCAGATTATCGAGATCGGCGCCTGCGGCATGAGCAGGCATGACAGCGCGCGCGGCATCATTGATGCGCTGGCGCAGCAGCTGGCTGAAATAGGAGAAGACCAGCAACAGCTTGGTCGCCGGATCACTCTCCCGCGCTTCGAAATCGGGCATATGGCCCACCATCTTCGCGACGGCGGTCGCATAGATGGTATCGAAATCGAGCAGTTCGACGACGTCGGGCGAGGGGAGGCGCGACAGATCGACAGCGGTGAAAGTTGCATCGGCCATGGCGCCCATGTCGTTGAGACATCGGGCGCATGGCCATGGGGCGCATATGGAGAGGCCGCCTCTCCATATGAAGCGGTCAGGCGTCGATCAAATGGCTGTAGAGCAGGTCCAGCATATGTTCGCGGTCGGCGGCATCGGCGCCGATCAGTTCGCGCCGAGGATAGCCCATGGCTTGGGCGCGCGGGGACGGCTTGTCGCGCAGGCCATAATGATGGATCGAGGCGATCGCCGAGGCCTTGCCCGAAAAGCCGACCCAGAATCCGCGATCATCGGCCTGGCTGCGCAGATATTTGCCCGACGCGAGGCGACGGAACATGGCCTTGCGGCGCAGGCCGCCACGTCGGCGCAGCGTGCCGCCGCTGCGGTTGCGATGCTCTTGCGGCACCGGCAGCCATTTGATCACCTTGGAAAATTCAAAGGACCGGATGGCGCCCGCCTCGATATCGAAGCCGGTCATCATCTGGCCGCTGCCCCAGGTGAAGCTTTTCATGATCACGCGGCGCGGCGCACCGCCGCCGCCCGAAGGATAGAGGAAACAGGTCGCGCCGCGCCCGGTGACCGGCTGCGGCTTCGTCTTGCGCGGTTCGAATGCCGCGCCGGCAGGATCGCGCTGGGCAGCGACGCGCGTCCGGTTGGCCTGGGCAAGATCGCGGCCCATGCGGCGCAGGATCGTGCGGCGCTGTGACGCGCCCAGGCTGCGCAGCAGCGAACCGGCAAGCCGCTCCAGTTCCTCCAGATCATCGCTCATGGCGCGATGTCCTCGCCATTGGCGACGATCGAGGCGAAGGAGGCAGTGACGCCCGCGAAGCTATCGACCAGGCCGACTTCGGGCGGATGCTGGATGCCATAGCCCGTGCCGGCCTGGTTGGGCGTCACGACCACGGCTTCGGTCAGGTCTATCGAGATCAGCACGTCCGACAGATCGCCGTCGAGCAATTCGCATTCGAAGCCGAAAGGCTGGCTATCGTCACGGCGCAGCAGCTGGGGCTGTTCCTTCTCGATCCAGGCGAGCAGTGGCACGATGATATGATCAGCGTTGCCGGCAAATTCCCAAAGGCCGACCTTCAAGGTGTAGCGATAGGTGAAGGACAGGGTGTGCGATCGGCGCGCCTCGACCTGACCGCCCTCGATCCAGACATGCAGCCGGTCGGGATGCGTCTTGTAATTGGGCAGATAGGCGGTCAGCCATTGCCGCAGACTGTCGGCCTTACGCATCGATCAGCGCCCCGCGCAGGCGCCGGCGCGCACCTGGTCCTGCAGTTCGACAAGCGTCGCGCGAATCTGGCCGGCGACGTCATAGAGCGCGGCCAGGCTGGCATGGCACTGGCCGCCGGTCATTTCACCGGTGGGGCCGCGCTGGACCATCGGCAGGCGCGGCGGCGATGCCAGCAGCTGGGGTGACAGGTTCGCCGTTGGCCGTGGCCGCGGCGCGGTCGAGCAGGCCGACGCCATCAGCATCAAGGCAGATATTGCGATAGACCGGCCGATCAATGACCTTCTGGCTTTCATGGTAGATTTCCCTGACTGCGCCCTGCCGGGCATATTCGGTGGCCTGGTGCTGCTGCGCGGACGCATCGATCTGTGTCTGCAGCTTGGTCCGTTCGGCCTCGCGCGCATCGTCCGCGCGCTTCTGGGTTGCCTGTTCCTGGGCGGTGCCGACATGAACGCCATAGGCGAAGCCGGCGATGCCGATCAGACAGGCGGCGAGGGCGGCGCGCGATCGGGCGATCATGATGCGCGACCCGTCCGCATCATGTCAGACAGGCGCGACGCACGTTTCCCGACCTGACCAGCCCATTTGGATTTGAGCATGTTCGTGGCCGCATCGCTGTAGCGTCCGGCCTTGATCATCGCGAGGGTGTTGACGAAGCCCAGCAGGCCCGTGATGCCCAGATTGAAGCACATGTTGACCAGAACACGCTGGCGCACTGCATCGATCGCGCGCCACCAGGGCAGACGACGATCCAGATCGGCTTCGCAGCGGCGAACGTCATTGTCGAGCAGGGCACGGGATTGCTCGGGGGTAATGCCCGACGCTACGCAACTGGCAACCGTGATGCCGAGCCGGGTGGTTTCGGTTGCGCTGATACCGACATCGTCGAGATTGCGGCCAACGCCGATCGTGCGGCGATTGGCGGTGCAGCGATAGACTTTCAGGCGCTCGCCTTCATCACGGACTAGTTCGGTGATGAGGGCAGCGCGATCGAACATGTTCATGGATCAGTCCCCCTTGGGCAGATAGCGATCAGCCAGGCGCGCAGGCAGGCCGGCCAATATGTCGGAGACGGCGCGCAGGACGCGCGGGGTCGCGTCGAAGGCGACCAGGGCGATGGCGAAGGCGATCGACTGGGCGACAAAGCCATTCCAGCCCGTCACAGCGATGATGCCGATGGTCGCGTAATAGCTGACGGTCGAGCCGACCACCCATTGCACGAAGCGCTGATGCAGCGGCAGGGCCGGTTTCCATGCCTGGGCAACGGCCGAGCCGATCAGCGAGGGGGTGAGCGACCCGACAAGGTCGGCGCCGGTTTCAAATAAGGTGCGCAGGTCCATGGATCAGTCCCAAAGTTGCGTGATGGTGCGCACGCCGGTGGCGGTGCTGGCGGAGGTAGCCGGGACGGTCACAAGCGTGCCGAGCGGCAGGATGGTGCCAAGATCGGCAAGGCCGGGATTGGCATCGAGAACGCGGGTCAGATGATCGGGGCCAAGCCCGGCATCGCGCCACAGCAGCAGATCGAGCGTGTCGCCCTGCCGTACGGTCAGCTGCTGCGCGCTGGCCATCAGATGAGGTCCACGATGGTGCGGCCGATCCCCTTCAGGTCGCGAAGGGCGTGCTGGGCATCGCGGCGCAGTTCGCCGATCGAGCCTTCCAGTTCGCTCGCCTGGTTTGCGCCGGCATTGGTGGTGTCGAAATCGCGATGCCGTTCGATCAGTTCGGCCTTGGCGTAGAGGCCGATGGCGCGGCCATACGCGAGCACGCGGATGCTGATGCCGTCCAGCTGCGCGCCTGGCATATCCTGCAACCGGGCATGTCCGGCGGCCTGGGCCGAAGCAGCGAAGGCGGCCAGGTCGATGCGCGCGGTCATCATCGCGCCCAGGATCGCCGCGCGCAGGCGCGCGGCCGTTATGCTGGAAGGAACGCGCTGGGCCGCGCGGACGGCCAGGGGATCGATATCGGGGAAGAAGCCATCATTGGTGACGGTCGGTTCATTCTCCGGTGCCGGCTCCAGATCGGCTTCGGGCGGGCGGGCAACGAAACTCATGCCGGCGCCATCGCAAGGCGCGCAAGCTGGCAGGCGGTGGGGAAGGCGATCAGCAGCCAGAAGATGAGGCTGATCAGATGGCCATACGGAAAGCCGATCCACGCGAACTGGCGCCAGAACAGGCGGCGCAGCGGGGCCGGATATCCGCCGATGATGCGGCGAAACAGCGTGAGCCGTTCGAAGATCAGGCGGATATCAATGGCCAAGATGACCATGACGATCGCCAGGACCAGCGCGGTCGCGATCAGGGCAATGTTGGGCATCATCATGTCCTTATCCTGCGCCCCGGCTTACAGGGGTGGGGATCGGGTCCGGTGCGGCCCTGTGGCCCGAAGACCTTCCCGCATCGCGCGATCCGCCCCTGAGCGCCGGGGGCGAGCTTGTCAGGCGCCGGCGCCCTGGTCGGACGCGGCGCTTGGTTCATTCGCTGGGGCCAGCGCGGCGAGGGTCGCCGCCTGCAGCTTGGCCGCCCGCTTGATCTTATCCTTGACGCCGACGCGGGCATTAAGACGCTGGGCTTCGTTCAGGCTGGTCAGTGCCGCCTGCAGCCGGGGCAGGGCGGCCGCGGCCTCCATATCTTCGGCGTCGCGCAGATGCTCGATGCCGATCGCCTTCATCAGCTTGGCGCGGACCTGATCATGAAGGTCGATATGCGCGGTCATATCTTCCACGCGAACGAGGATGGAGGGCGGGAAGGGCTCGCCCAGGCCCTGGACCTTGAGCGCTGCATCGGCGATTTCCTCGACGATGATGGTGGCAGCGTCGCGCTGATAGCGGGCCGGCATAGCGACATGATGGCGCAGGGCGAATTCGGCCAGGTCCAGCCCGTCATGATATTCGCCGATGTCGATGCACCAGACCATCATAGTCGGCAGGACTTCGGCGGCCAGGCCCGTGCCGACGCCGGCATCGGCCTGCAGCAAGCCCTTCACCCAATCGCGATACTCCGGGATCATGTCCCGCTTGGCCGCGATCTTCATGTCGATAGAGCGGATTTCCTTCAGCCGGCGCAGATCATGGGTGAGGCGCATGCCGATCTGGCGCGCGGCGATATCGACCTGTGAAGGCTTGGCTGCCCCCGCCGGGAGAGTGGCGGCGGGGGCAGCGGCCGCCCCACCATTGGGAGCAGACGCAGCGCTTTGGGCAGCAAGGATGCGTTCCTTGTGACGACGAGCGAGGCTCATGTGCGTGTCCTGTCAGGTGGGGTGGATAGGGGGGATGGGAGGGCCGGATCAGGCCGGCTTCTTGCCCATCACGATGTTCTGCGCGAAGGCGGTGCGGCCATAATCTTCGACCACATAGTCTTCGTTGACGCTCTCATAATTCTCGATCTGGTCGAGCGCCGGCTCGTCCTTGATCTGGCGGCGGCGGGTTTCCTCCTGCCAATAGATCGACAGGTTATCGAGGCTGGTGATCAGGATCGCGTCTTCCGGGAAGAAGGGCACGATCACGGCGCGCTTGCCGGCCATCTGCTTGGGCAGGGTCAGGATACGGTGCGCGGCTTCCCGTTCGGTGGCGGTGTCGCCAGCGGCCTGCAGCAGGTTCTGATATTTGTCCTTCACCAGCTTCCAGCCGACGATGACGACCAGGTCGGTGTCGCTGCGGTGCCAGGGATCGAGCAGGTCGAGCATGTCGAAGGCGAGGGCGTCGAGGTTGGCGTAGTCCGCTTCCGCTGTATCGACATTGGTGGCGTCCTGGTCGACCACATCGACGCCGGCAGCGACATAGATCGCCTGCGTCCCGCCTGCGGTCAGGGCGCCATCGTCTAGCACGCGTTCGGGGGCATGGGTGCGGATCTTGTGCAGCCAGCCTTCATTGACGTCCTGCAGCAGCGGATTGGCCGCGATATCGGTCTGCGGCGCGACGGACGTGCCGTTGAAGCCGATCATGATACGGTCGCGGCCCTGCTGCTTCAGGATCATATCGCGCAGCAGCGTCTGGAATTCGGGGCGATGGCGCCAGGCGTCGAGCTTGGAATAGCGGATCGCGTGATCGAAGTTGGTCTGGCGGCAGTGGTAGCCGCCGTCATCCGTGGTGTCGGTCGGATCACCGGGCGTGCGGCGATTGCCGCCGGCGGTGTTGGTGCGGCTTGCCAGCGGGCGGGTGACCGTCACGCCGACCTTGTCGCCCTGCTGGGCTGGGACGCCGACGATGTTGATCTGCTGCAGGAAGTCGCTCGATTCCTGGATTTTCTCTTCCAGCTTCTGTTCGACCACCGGGGCGACGCTGAATTTGACGGTGGCGTCCTCGACGCCGTTCACCAGCGCGATCTGGCTGACATAGGCTTTGAAGAGCTTGCGGGTTTCGTTGCGCATGGATGAAGGGCTCCTGGGGGCGATATCGGGGAAGAGGGGGCTGCGCTGTGCTGTTCAGCAGTCGGTGACGATCGCGCCGGCGCCGCCGGAAGCGGGCGGCCGATGGAAGGTCTGGGGCTGGGGCGATCCAGCCAGCTGGGCGCGCAGCGCAGTCATGTCGGACTGGATCGCGGCGACAGCATCATTGGCGGGCTTGGTGGCGGCGGCGATCTGCTTGGCGACGCTGTCGCCAAACGCAGTCGCGAAGGCCTGGGCATCGAAGCTGTTGTCGTTGGCCGGGGGAGGCGGCGGCGGCGTAGCCGGCTCTTCCTTCTTCTTGAAGAAGGCCATGATGGATTCGCCGATGCTCTTGCCGATGGCGTCGCTGTCGATCGGTGCGGACAGGATATCGATCTGCGTTTCGTGCGCGGTGGTGAAGAGGTTGGGGCGCGACTGCGCGGCGAACTTCAGGGGTTCGGTGCCAAGCGATGCTGGCTGATCGGTGACGGCCAGGCCGACAAGATAAGCCTTGCCCTCGCCGGCGAAGTCGGGATGGATTTCGCAGCTGGTGAACAGCTTCTGCCCGGCCTTGTTGATCGCGATCAGCTGATCATTGGCCTCGATCTCGGCATAAAGGCCCAGCAGCACCTTATTCTCGCCATTGATGCTGAGCGTCACCTCTTCGGTCTTGAGCGAGGCGACGGTGCCATAGGCGTTGAACGGCTTGTCGGGGCTGTAGCCGGCAATATGCTCGCAATTGATGCGCGCGGCATAGGTGGCGGGGTTGTAGCCGGCGGCGCACTGTTCCAGCCATTCACGCTGGATCACGCGGCCATCGACGGTGGCGCCCTCGACTGCGACGCGGAAAAATTTGCTCTTGGCCATGGTCGGTTCCGGTTCCCGTGCTTGCGGGGCGCGGCGCCCCTGATCATCGGGAGCCAGAAAGGAACCTAAGGCGGCTGCTTCTCAAGGCCGGCCATATGGAGAGGCCGCCTCTCCATATGGAGGGCGATGCGGGGGCGATGATCTGCGCGGCATGGTCCGCCCCGATGACCAGTCATGCCCTCCATGCCAGCGATCCACTGTCGCCCTTCGCCCGGTTCGATCCTGAGCGGCATGCGCGCAGTCTCTACTGGCGCGGATGGGGGATTACGCAGATCGCCGGCGAGTTCGAATTACACGGCGTCGTCAACGACAAGGGCAAGCCCTTCTCGCGTTCGACGATCGAGGTATGGAAGCAGCGGCAGCGCTGGGACGATGCGCCATCGATCCGCAAGATCGAAGACGGGCTGGAAATCCGGCTGCTGACCCTGATCGCCAAGGAAAAGAAGACGCCCGCCGACTTTGTCGAGATGGACGCGCTCAATCGGTCAATCGAGAGCCTGGCCAAGGTCCGCCGCTATGAGGCGCCGGGCGGGCATGCCGGCGACCTCAACGACAAGGTCGCCAATCGCAACGCCGGGTCGCGTAAGAAGCCGAAGAAGAACAATTTCACGGCTGAGCAGGCGGAAGAGCTAAAGCGCATCTTCCTCGACGGCCTCTATGATTATCAGCTGCGTTGGTGGGAAGCCAAGGATCAGCGAACCCGCATGATCCTCAAGTCCCGCCAGATCGGCGCGACCTATTATTTTGCGTTCGAAGCGCTGATCGACGCGATCGAGACGGGACGAAATCAGATTTTCCTGTCCGCCTCCAAGGCGCAGGCCCACCAGTTCCGATCCTATATCATCAGTTTCGCCAAGCTGGTCGGCGTCGCGCTGACCGGCGACCCGATGCTGATCACGTCGGACCTGCGCCCGCCCGAGGAAGCGGCGGCCGAAATGCATTTTCTGGGCACCAATTTCCGCACCGCCCAGGGCCGGCACGGCAACTTCTATTTCGACGAATTCTTCTGGGTCCATTCGTTCGAGGAATTGAACAAGGTCGCGTCAGGCATGGCGACGCACAAGAAGTGGCGTAAAACCTACTTCTCGACGCCATCGACCGTCGCGCATCCGGCCTATCCCTATTGGACAGGGGATCGCCGCAACCGCCGGCGCAAGAAATCCGAGCAGATCAAGATCGACGTCAGCCATGCCGCGCTGGCGATCGGCAGCGTCGGGCCGGATCGCATCTGGCGCAACATCGTCAATATCGAGGACGCGGAGGCCGGCGGCTGCGACCTGTTCGATATTGACGAACTGCGCGATGAATATGCCCCCGACGAATTCGCCAACCTGTTCATGTGCGATTTCGTCGATGACAGCATGTCGGCGTTCAAGTTTAACGACATGATCGCCTGCGGCATCGACAGCCTGGTCGAATGGAAGGATTTCGACCCGGAGGCCGAGCGGCCCTATGGCATGCGATCGGTCTGGGCCGGCTATGATCCGCAGGAAAGCGAGACCGGCGACAATGCTGCGCTGGTGATCGCCGCGCCGCCGCTGGAGATTGGCGGCGATTTCCGCATTCTGGAGCGCCACCAGCTGCGCGGACTGGATTTCGAGCAGCAGGCCGAATTCATCAAGGCTGTGCTGAGCCGCTATCATTGCACCTATCTGGGGATCGATGCCAAGGGCGTGGGCGCCGGCGTCTATCAGCTGCTGGCCAAGCCCGGCGCCATGCCTGGCTGCACCGTCGCCAAGATCGAATATTCGCTGGAGCTCAAGGCCCAGATGATCATGAAGGCGCAGAATGTCGTGCGCCGTGGGCGCCTCAAGATCGATGTCGCCATGCTCGACATCGTTTCGGCCTTCGTATCGATCAAGAAGACGCTGACCACCAGCGGCCGCAACGTCACCTTCAAGGCGGGACGCGGTGGTGAAGACGGCCATGCCGATCTGGCCTGGGCGACGATGCACATCCTCATGAATGAGCCGCTGGACGGCAAGGAAAAGCCCAAGGGCACGATGGAGATCATATGAGCAAGCGCGCACGCAGAATGAACCGCATGGAAACCCATGCCGCCGCCGATGGCGCGATCGTGGCCGCGAATGACAACAAGAAGGGCCAGTCTATCCAGGCCTTCACCTTCGGCGATCCCGAACCGGTGCTGAGCAGGGCGACGATGCTCGACATGCTGGAATGCTATCATAACCAGCGCTGGTATGAGCCGCCGGTGTCGCTGCACGGCCTGGCGCGCGCCTATCGCGCGTCGCCCCATCATTCGAGCGCGATCATCCTCAAGCGCAATATGCTTTCGGCCAGCCTGGACCCGACGCCCTATCTGTCGCGGCGTGATTTTGCCGTGATGGTCCAGGACTATCTGGTCCTGGGCAACGCCTATGTTCAGGAAATCCGCAATCGCCTTGGTGGGCTGCTGCGGCTCGATCCGTGCCTGGCCGAATTTACGCGGCGCGGCGTCGTGCCTGGACATTTCTGGTGGGTGCCGGGGCACGGGCAGGAAGCCGAATTCGAGCCGGGCACCGTGCATCAGCTGATGTCGCCCGACATCAATCAGGAAATCTATGGTCTGCCCGAATATCTGTCGGCCCTGCAGTCGGCATTGCTCAACGAAAACGCCACGCTGTTCCGCCGCCGCTATTTCGAGAATGGCAGCCATGCCGGCTATATCCTTTATGCGACGGGCGAGTTTGCTGATGGCGATGTCGATTCCATGCGCGAGGCGCTTAAGCGATCGAAGGGGCCGGGCAATTTCCGCAACCTGTTCGTGCATTCGCCCAATGGGAAGGAAAACGGCATCCGCCTGCTGCCGATCGCGGAAGTGGGCGCCAAGGACGACTTCCTGGGCATCAAGAACACGACGCGCGATGATGTCCTGGCCGCGCATCGCGTGCCACCGCAGCTGCTCGGCATCGTGCCGGCCAACGCCGGCGGCTTTGGCGATGTCACCAAGGCGACCGACGCATTCTTTGAACTGGAGATAGAGCCGCTGCAGGCGGTGTTTTTGGAATTGAACGAGGTTCTGGGCCTTGAGGTCGTGCGCTTCCGTCAGCGGGAGCGCGCACTTCAGGCCTGATCTATTCCCGAACGGGGATGACCGCGCTGCAACGCGGCCACCGACGAGGATCATGCTCGCCACTGCCAATCGGCCACCCTGGCCGCCCCGCCCGGATCATCCAGGGCGGAGGTTCATCTGTGAGCGAAAATCCAACATGTCACTCGAAAAAATTCAGCCCGTTACCCCCGCCGCTGGCTATATCGGCGGCAAGCGCAACCTTGCCCGTCGCCTGGTGTCGATCATCGGGCGCGTGCCCCATGATAGCTATGCCGAACCCTTCGTGGGGATGGGCGGCATTTTCCTGCGCCGATCGGCGCGGCCGCGCGCGGAGACCATCAACGACATCAGCGGTGATGTCGCCAATTTCTTCCGCATCTTGCAGGAGCATTATCCCTATTTCATCGACATGCTGCGCTGGCGCGTGGCGAGCCGCGCGGAGTTCGACCGGCTGCGCGCACTGCCGGCCGATCGGCTGACCGACCTGCAGCGCGCGGCGCGCTTCCTCTATCTCCAGCGCCTGGCATTTGGCGGAAAAGTGCAGGGTAGGGGATTTGGCGTCGACGCCAGCGCCGGCGCGCGGTTCAATATCGCGAAGCTCGAGCCGATGCTGGCCGATATCCATGAGCGTCTGGCCGGGGTGGTGATCGAGCAATTGCCCTATGGCGATTTCATCCGGCGCTATGATCGCACCGGTGCGCTTTTCTATCTCGATCCGCCTTATTGGGGATGCGAGACTGACTATGGCCAGGACGTGTTTTCGCGCACAGACTTCGCGGCGCTGGCCGACCAGCTGGACGGGATCAAGGGCAAGTTCTTGCTGTCGATCAACGCAACCGAAGGGGCGAGGGCCACGTTCGCGCGCTTTCACGTGGCTGACGTTCCGACCACCTACACCATCGGTGGCGAGCCTAAGGCGGTGACCGAGCTGATCGTCAGCAACTTCCCGTTGCCATGATTGATAGGCGGGCCGGCGGCGACGTTGGCCCGCCCACTCTATGTCTGAGAAGGGTGGTTTGCGGTCTGACCGCTTCCGGCGGTAACATGCCACAAGCGGACATAGCGAGGTGATCTTGAAGCACGAAATCTGGTTCGAGAAAGTGGGGTTGAGCTACATTCCCTGCCATTGGAAGGGCTTCGCTGTCATGGGGGCCGTCATTCTACCGACTCTCTGCGCGGCGTTTGTTGGGCAGTGGGCGTTAGATCGCTTCGGTTACGGCAGCGTAGATTGGCTGGCATTTCCTACCTTCTTCATTCCCGCGCTGGTTCTACTACTTGGCATCGCCAAGCGGCATAGGTGAAAGAAGGGCAAGTATTGGGTTCGTTCGCCATTACACTCTACGGCGAAGTTTGGTCGCTTCGCGCCGGGCAGCTTTCCTGCCCAGGAGCGGACGGGCAGCTATCGGGGGAGCGGGGCGCCAGGCGCGCCGGTGAACGGCGATCGAGGGTGGGAAGCGGACGGTCGGCTTAACTATCCATTCCGAGCATATCCTGCCGTTCGTCTTCGGTGCAGAGCGCGATAACGGCAAGACTGTGTTGTTTTTTCGCATGGGCGATTACAGCGATCAAACTGCGAACCAAAGGATCATCATTCGCTGAGCTAAGGTCACGCAAGGCAAACGGCAGCAGGTTCTCCCAAGCCCGCGCGTAACCGTCATCCAATTCCATCGGCATCGAAGGGCTGTCCGGACCAAGTCGTGCCTCTTCGATTGAAGCGATCAATGCATATGAGTTCCAGTCAGGTTGAACAGATGCCTCTATCAGGTGAACCAGTTCCGGTACCGCACGATATGATGCCGTCCCGATAGTCCCCTGATGGAATAGCCGCTCCCACAATTCCTTAATTGCTACTTCGGCATCACTTTCACCCCAAGCCTTGATGGCTGGGCAGGGATCATAAGGATTTTGGTAGGCATCGAGCCATTCGTTTTTCATGATGAAAGATTATGTCGCTATCAGTCGCGCTGAGCAATGGCCGGTTTGGGGAACACTTTAATCTGTGTTCGAACGGCGACTTTTGGTCGTTTTCGCCCGGTCCGCTTCCCCGCTCGAAACCGGACGGGCCGCTGTCTGTGCTGCTCAATGCGAATCGCGCAGGCGAATGGCGATCAGGGGTGGGAAGCGGACGGCCCACTAACGGCCCCGGTCGATCGATTTCAGACCTATTTCCCGCCCGGAACATATACAGAATCGGAAGGCGAGACATGGCTCAAATCCCAGCTGAAAATGAGCGCTGCCGATCTTGCCAAGGCACGAATAGCTTCCCAAGTGGGATCGGTAAGAACTGCCTCATCTGTCCAGAAATAAGCATATTTCTCGCCACTCATCGAAAACAATAGTTGGTCTAAAGCCTCAATAGCTGCACGTTGCTCGGCGGAGATTTCGTGTTCGTATCCCACCAGCGCATCAAGACCACTCTCAAAATCGAGAGCGAGTTCGTCTGCCTTGCATACAAAATCGGGAAATAAGGAGAGTTGTATTGCCGCAGGCTGCGCAAGAGCGATCACGGCCCTTTGAAGTTGATTGCGCATCTATGCTCTCCGTCCGGTAGCGGGAAATCTACGCTATCTCATAAACGGCCGCAAATGGTCGCTTCGAGACGGGCAGTTCAGCGCGGATAGGATTCGCACGCTATGCCATCATCGTCGCCGTCCATATGTGCACCATAACCAGGTTGGCCTCGATATATCGGGGCAGCACCAGCTGCACGCGCTTCCCTGCAATTTCGATATGACCACGAAGATCCGCTTGATTGGAGTTGTGGAAGAGCGGCACGCGCAACGGCACCGGATGATGAAGATGGTTGCTGCTGGTCGAGTTCATCCGCGGACATAAGGGGATCGCGGGAGATCGTATCGCGAGGCGCCCAATTTTCTACGGACACCTCGGCTTCAGCAGGCGCGTGGCCGCCGCGCGGGAGCATCGCGCCGCCGACCAATCCAGCCCCAAGGGCTCCTAAGAGGATCATGGATGATTGTCGCATAAGTCATGCTTAGCGGTCAGTGGTAAATCAATCGCTACGCTGTCAGGCAGATAACGCTGCAATTGCTGCAGTCGAAAGAGATGTATTTGTTTTTGACGCTGGGCGCGGCTTGATCGACGGTCGCACAACCAGTCGCCGACCAAGCCGCCTGAGTGAACTACTAATTCGATGCGCCGGTGGCAACCTATAGTTACTATGGGTGTGCTTCACTGTGGAAGGCGGATCACCCTCTATATTGGTTGATAATCCGCTTCCATTCACGTTCGTCGGGCAAAGGCAATGCGATACGGGAGCCGGTATAGGGCTTCACCAGATCGATGCGCCGTGGGCGAACTTTTTGCCCAAGTGATGCGCGACATGCTTTGCACCATAGCCGGCGCTTCGCATCGATTAGGCTGTCAGGCCATCCTTTGCGATGAAAGCGCCAGAACAATCCGTGCGGATCGAACACCGCAAAATGCCCGCAACCGCAGGACACCTTGACCGCATAATGCCAGGCAGCGGCCTCAAAAAGCGAGGTTGGAACTTTCACTCCATCCCGATAGCGCGCCACGTCATTCCGCTATGAAATCGATCTTGGCCAGTGCCGCGCAGGCAAGGGCGCCGATCATATAGGGGCCGTCGTCGCGCTGGCCCGCGCGAAGTTCGCCAAGAAACTTCCTGTTGTCCAGGCCGCGCGCCTCGAGCGCTCTCGCAACCGCGTCGCGAATATCGTTGATCCGATCCATGCCATGTCTCCTTGATGAGAACATATGAAGAACATATGGCGAGTCGGTCAATTGGAAACCGCGCAAGATTGTTGCGCACCAGGTCATCTCAATTCGAAGCAAAGGGAGGCTGAGCGAAGCCCGCCATGGCCAGACCGCCCGGGGGCGGGGGGACGAGGCCGATCCGGGGAGCCGCCACCCCTGAGAACGCGCTTTTCCCCCCGCCTCGCCCGCGCGCTTTTTATGTCGGTTTTGATGCACTGCCGGCGTTCGGCATAAAGCGGCCTAGGTCCTAGGCCGGAGACCTGTCCTACAGCACTGCGCGCTGATGCAATCTGATGCACGCGGGTGCCCGCTAGCGCGGCATTCGATCAATACGCTCGTTTCGACCTGGGCTCCCCCTGGGAAGCCCCCGGTGGCGCGCAAGCGGCACCGGTCCCCGACGTTCGATCGGAGGGGTTTGCTGGCCTTTGAAAGGCGACGTTGGTGGTGATCTCCGCAAATCTACGCCTGGCGTAGCCAGTCCTTTCTAATCTTTAATATCCTTCCCTAGGATAGTGCACTTTCTGTGTGCCCGCGTTAGCGGCTCTATCGAGCGCGCGGCCGAGGGCTTCCAGTCGTTCATTGAGGGCGCGTGATCCCGCCTTGCCCTTCCGCTCTTCCGCTTCGATGTTCGATCGAAACTCTGGATGCCAGATGGGGCTGTCTGGCGGCGAGATGCCGTCTGCATAGTTGGTCACTGCCTTCGGAGGCTGTTGGCCTTTGTTGGCAAAATGGCGCTTCACCGCTTCCCGCCAGCGCTGCTTGACCCGCTTCGGCAGCGATCGAATGTCAAAGAAGAAGGCGTTGGAGATTTGCTCTCGCTGGGGGCCTTTCTGACCGGCCGTCTCGGCCTCCGTCGTGCGGCGCACCCACCGCAGACCTAGCCACTTCACAAAGCGATAGCATGCTTTGATCACTGTGTTGCGGTGGCATCCGGCTTTGACCGCGAGCTCACCGTAGGATGGGTCCAGGCGGCCGGTCTTGAAGTCGAGGCACTTGAGCAGCGCTAGCAGGATGCGGCGGTCGCCGTCCTGCAGGCGGTCCTTGCCCTTGTAGCCGTTGATCCGCTGCTGCTGCAGCGCCTCGTCGAATGCCTGCATCATGGCGCCAATCAATGACCAGCCCTGTTCCTTGCTACCGTCGCCCACGCGGCGAAACACCTGGGCACGCCGGTCGTTGGCATCATAGCTCCAGCGACGGGGCGGCTTGTCCTGGCTGGTCGATTCTTTGCGATCGAGGAAGCCGAATGCGATTTCACCGAAAGCGCGCGCGGTCAT